GACTCTGAAAAATTTAGTATAACAGTACAAAAAGCAGCCAAAAGCGTCGTTAAAAACCTTGGTGATTTTGAGTCAATATATTTGGATAATTACGATATAGACGACTCCCTTATCATTAATGGGATCGACAATTATTCTTTTGTCATTGAGTCGTTTAAGGATGTAAATTTTATTCCTGTAATCGGCATTGACAGAAAACCTGGGCACAATAAGGCTGTTTTTGAAGGACGGAAAAACGGTCTAATTAAGTCATCTATCGTTGCGATTCGTTTGCAAAAAGACGATTTCTCTACCTTTGAACTGATCGAAGATGAGATTGAGGCCCTTTTTGACGAAGGTGAAGGACTGTTCGAATCATGGGATCTCGTCCTCGATAATCGTCTCTGTTTGAATGTAGATGTCGCTAAGCGTGCAGATGAACTGACACGTTTTATTGAGAAGGTCAGCGGCGATTACTATTTCAGAAAGATAATCGTAAGCGGATCATCAATTCCATCATCAATCGCAGAAATAATAAAAACTGAAAGTGAAGTCACTCACCAAAGGACTGAGCTGGCAATATTTGATATCGTTGAAAAAAATATGGAAATTGACAATCTATTTCTCGGTGATTACACCGTTGTCAGCCCGCTCTATTCCGATTTGGATATCATTAAAGAAGCACTCAGAAACGTCACTGCTCCGAAAATTACATATTCGTACCAGAACTTACATTTTATAATGCGAGGTGGGTCACTAAAGCGTCATGCCCGCGGAGCATTTCAATACAACGATATTGCGGTCACGTTGCTTACAAAGCCTTTTTTCCGCCCTCGAACATACTCTTTCGGAGAGCAATTTCTTGTGGACAAGAGCAAATTTCTCGGTAAACAGGTAACTCCTAGCAGCATTTTAAAACCTACGATCAATGCGCACATAACTTATATGAGTCGAGACTTTCCGATTTAGCAACGCGCGCGATTAGCTTTTCGCCGATATTCTTTAACAACTTTTCTTGATCTAGATTTTGCGCGATTAACTCAGTAAGGCATGCTCGCGTGAGCTTTGAGATTTTTTCACTCGTGACACTCATTGCCACTTCGGCAAGCTCTGACCGCCATAGAGTAAGAAGCGCCGATTGCTTATCAAAGCAACGATTTCGCTTCGCCGATCTTTCATGCGCAATTTTCACTTCGTGGCCAACTCGTTTTGCGATCATGATGCCCCAATGCGCTGGGGCAATAGACAGCGCACGTGCCAAGTGGTTTTGCGTCGTAACCAAGGTAACTTTGCCGAAGACAAGGTCATAGTATTTGCCTTGCGTCAAAATTCGTTGAATATTGTCGCCCTCACCTTTAATTTCATAGCAGTGGGCCTCCGAGTGAACAGTAACTACATCGGCTATTGCATTTCCGTTGTGTACGTGCAGCTCCTCAATGATTGCCTTCGGTGCTTGGGCCGACAACCGTTGTATAAGCGAACGCCTTATGTCTTTGTCGCCCAGGGGTAGGAATGTTTCATTTGTTAGCGCCATGATATTGAATGCGGTCATTTATTTGGTGGAATTGTAGCCTTTGCGTGTAATCATTGCCGCTTTTAGTTCTTGATATCGGTTATGGAATCATCTTCCGTTGTACAGGCGCCAATCTAGGTCATTAGCACAGGGCCTTACATTCGGCAACGATATGGCCCCGTCACGCGATGCTCACTGACCAGTGAGGGACAGGGGGGTACTTTTCATAAAATTTATTCTCAGAATGCATCAAAATGCGTCAACCTTTCCGGATATCCGTAAGCCCTTCAGCGGTAAATTTCCCTATGTGCAGCATATCTGGGAATTTGAGTCAAAACCGCCCTATTTAGCGGCCAGGCGTGGTGGGGGGATGACTGCGCGCCAGCGGGCCGGGTTGATATAAATATTATCAAAAAGAAACTAAACGACAGGCGCAGAAAAGGCCGCACAAGGCGGCCTATCGGGTCGTGGTGCGCTCAACTCGCGCTAGTCATTGGGGTGAGAGCGGCTAACACCCGGCGCGCCGTAGCGCCGATTGCTGCCTCTCATAGTCATCACGGTAATCGGTGTTGCAGAACAATAGGCCATCCGGCACCGCTTCCTCGCAGAAGTGGCAACGGCCATCGCTGTGCAGTCCAGGGGCGCGGCGTGCCCGATTCAGGGCCGATTGCACGGCGGCGGCAATGCGCAGGTCGGCGCGGTCAGCATCGTCGCTCATTGGGCCACCTCGCCACCGATCGCCAGCTCGTAGTCGTTAAACTTCACCACTTCCACCCCGAGCCACTCGTTGATCGCCAGGAATTGCGCCTGCAGCGGCACCAGTTCGTTCCGTGCAAACACCCGCGCCGCCGGCTCGACCGCCCCAAAGCCGCCGGTATTGTTGGGCATGATGCCCAGCAGCTGCGGCGGCACCCGGTGTGCGGCCAGCACATCGTCGCGGGTCACGCCCTTGATGTTGAAGAACTCATCCTTGGCCGCCACGTCCGACACCGGCAGGATCTGGATCCCGTCCTTCTTGCCATTCGGCGCATACATGAACAGGTTGCGGAAATTGCCCGGTCCCTTGCTGTCGCGCATCGCCTGGCGCAAGTTGTCGACGTCCTTGATGTTGGCGGCGGCATCGGTCATGTAGAAGACGAAACCGGCGTGCGAACCATTCTTGTAATACTTGCGCCGGAACAACGTCGCGGCTTCATTCAGCCAGGCCGACTGCAACGCGCTCAGATATTGCGGCACGCCATACACCTCCTGGTTCACGTCCGGATCCATCAAATGAAAGATCGCGCCCTTGTCGAAGGCATACTCCTGCTGCCAGCCGTTGATGAAGTAATAGACGTCCAGCTCGCGTCCACGGCGCACGTATTTGGCCAGTGCATGGTCCAGCTGCAACGTCAAGCCGGTGCGGCTGGTGCGTTTCTCCAGATAGGCGTTGCCAAAGGTCAGGAAATCCAGTGCGAAGCGTTTGAAGGCATCCCGCGACAAGACCTTGTTCGGCACAAAGGTCGACGTCAGGATGTTGGTCTTGAAATAGATTGCGCTGCTGTGGTGCACGCTGGCATTGAACGATTTCGCCAGGCCAGGGAAACTCACTGGCGGCTCGTACCACTTGCCGTTGAGCCAGCACTCGAAGCTCTCCAGCACCTCGCTGTGATCAAGGACCGGGGTCGGATCGCCAAAGGTGAACGCCTCGATGTTGCCGCCGGTGCCAGGCTTAGTCTGGGCCGGAGCCGCCAGGGTGTCGGTGCGATGGCCCCGTTGCTGCTTTCTGCTCATGATGTGTAGATCTCCATAAAGGATTGGGTGTTTTCGTTGGTGCCTTCGAACGGTTCGTGATCAAGGGCGTGCATGCAGGCCCACGCCAGGTCGGCGTGGCCGGTTTCGTCGGTGCGGCCGGCGTCATAGGTGACCTGGCGGCCGCTGGTGGTCAGGGTTTTGCGGATGGTCATGAACGATTGGGCGATATCGGTCCAGCCGGCGTCGAATTCCAGGCGCGCCTTGCCGATGATGTTTTGTGCTTTGAGCACCATGCGGGTTTTGACTTCCGGCGAATAGTTGATCGCGGTCGCCAGCGGAAAGAACTGTTTTACCAAGGGAAAGACGCCGATCCCCATGCCGGTGGTATCGATGCCGATGTACTCGACGTTGAAGCGCGTGGTCATTTCCTTAATCGCCTGGGCCTGCGCTTCGAAATCGATGCCGCGCCACTGGAAGCGCTCCAGGATGCGGAACTTGCCACCGGCCACCAGCGGCGGCGCGATCACCACGCAGCCGGCGCTGTCGCCATTCAACGAAGGGTCGTAGCCGATCCACACCGGGCGGTTGCCGAACGGGCGACTGGTGAACGGCTTGTAATCGTCCCAGCTCACCCAGGAATCGATCATGCAGCGTTGCAGCGCCATCAGCGGAAACACCGATTGCGTGTCGTCGATGAAATTGCACATCAACAGGTTCTCGAACTGGTCTGGGCTGTATTCGAAATTGCGCAGCTCATCGATATCGAACAGATTGCAGCCGCCCCGCTCGGCGTCCAGGATCGTGACGATCTGGCGCCAGATCTTGTCCTCACCGGTGAAGCCGCTGGATAGCTGCTGGTGACTGACATCGATACTGATCTGGTCCGCTTTCGCCCGGCGTTTGTTGAACAAGTCGCCGGTCCAGAACGGGTACGCCTGGTGCGTGATCGAGGATGGCGTCGAGAAGTAGGTCTTGCGCCACTGCTTGTGCAGCGCCATGCCGGAGGCGACCTTGTTCAGCTCCTGGAAGTTATGGGTCCAGAAGAATTCGTCAAAGTAAAAATTGCCGTGATAGCCCTGCGCGGTGCGGGCATTGGTGCCCAGGAAATACAGGTGGGCGCCATTCGGCAGCACAATCGGGTCGCCCGCCAGATCAATGCCGGCCGCATCCTTGGCGAACTGCACGATGTATTGCTTGAACACATGCGCCTGGGCTTTCGACGCCGACAAGAAAATCTGATTGCGCCCGGTCTCCATTGCATCGGCCAGCGCCTCGCGGGCGAAGTACCAGGTTGCACCGATCTGGCGTGACTTCAGGATCACCCGCGTGCGCTGGTCGCCGTTCCGGTGCCAGACCTTCTGATAGTCGAACAGCGAATCCCGGAACGCCTCCAGCAACTGGTCCTTTTGCTCCTCGCTGAAATCGTTCCTGGTCGGCTTTTTCTTGGGGCCGGCATTGCGCTTTTCCAGATTCGGATTCAGATCGACTTCGTTGCCGCCCGGGGCCTCATAGCGGCGCACCCGCGCCAGGCGTTCCACCTGGCGCCCCAGCAGATCGATTTCCTTGAAGTCGCCGCCCGTCTTCGCTTCCTTGTTGATCAGCCGGATCAGGCGCGCCGACAGTGACGATTCGACCCTCTCCATCTCCGGCGCCTTCTCCCATGCATCGCGCTGCTTCCAGCTTTCGATGGTGGAACGCTTCAGTTGCAGATGGTCGGCAATCGACGTCACACGCCAGCCGCCCCAATACAGGTGCTTGGCAATGCGGCGCGGATCCGTTTCCGGTTCGTCTACGGTGGGGATGGTGGTGAGCAATTCAGGCATGCCGCAAGCGTAGGCGTCACGCGTGCGTAGCGGGGAGAGCAGCGCGGCGGTAAGGCGCTTATCAACCCCCTGGCAGTTGTTGCATCCCGCGCCAACGCTGACCATGGAGTCCTCATGCAAGTATCCACAGTCAGCACAACCCGAGACCACCATGGCAGATAAACCGAAATCGAAATTTTTCCGCGTCGCGCTCGAAGGCGCGACCACCGATGGCCGTGTCATCGACCGCAGCACCATCGAACAGATCGCCAAAACCTTTAACCCGGCCACCTATGGCGCCCGCGTCTGGCTGGAACACATTCGCGGCACGTTGCCGGATAGCCCGTTCAAGGCCTATGGCGATGTACTGGCCGTGAAAGCCGAAGAAGTCGACACCGACACCGGCAAGAAACTGGCCTTGTTCGCACAGGTGTCCCCGACCCCGGATCTGGTCGCCATGACCAAAGCACGCCAGAAGATCTACACCAGCCTGGAAATCAGCACGAATTTCGCGGATTCCGGCCAGGCCTACCTGATCGGCCTGGGCGTGACCGACAGCCCTGCCAGCCTCGGCACCGAGGTCTTGACCTTCGCCGCCAACAGCGGCAAGGGCAATCCCTTTGCATCGCGTAAGCAGAATCCTGAGAATCTGTATTCGGAAGCGGTCGAAATCGCCCTGGAGTTCGACGCAGGGGATCCGGAGCCGGGCAAGTTGGCGACCAGCATCAAGAACCTGTTCAAGAAAATCACCGCAGGCGACACCAACAACGATGCGCGCTTTGCCGATGTCAGCGAAGCGATCCAGACGGTCGCCACCCACGTCGCTGCCGGCGATGAAAAGTTCTCTGCCAGCCAGGCCCGCGTCGACACCCTCGAAAAATCGCTGGCAAGCGTGACCGCCGACTTTGCGGCGTTCAAACAGCAGATGGATACGACCGACGCCAATCCGGCGCAACGGCCGGCAGCGGCGGGCGGCAACGGTGCCCAGCAAACCGACTTTTAAGCGGCATTCCGCGATTCCCCCTCAATTACACCATCGGAGCATGACAAGATGAGAGCCAATACCCGTATCGCGTTTGACGGCTACACCAGCCGGGTCGCGCAACTGAACGCGACCTCCAGCGTGCAGCATACTTTCAGCGTTGCGCCTAGCGTGCAACAGAAGCTCGAAGACAAGATCCAGGAATCCAGCGAATTCCTGAGCAAGATCAACATCATCGGCGTGACCGAACAGGAGGGCGAAAAGCTCGGCCTGGGCGTGTCCGGTCCGATCGCCAGCCGTACCGACACCAGCAAGGGCGACCGCCAGACGCGGGACGTGACGGGTCTGGAAAGCCGCCGCTATCGCTGCGAAAAGACCAACTTCGACACCCACATCGGCTATGCCAAACTGGACGCCTGGGCCAAGTTCGCCGATTTCCAGAACCGGATCGCCAAGCAGATCTTGATCCGCCAGGGGCTGGACCGGATGGTGATCGGCTTTAACGGCACCAAGATCGCCTCCGACACCGATATCACCGCCTACCCGCTGCTGCAAGACGTCAACAAGGGCTGGTTGCAGCACTATCGCGAGCAAGCGCCGGAACGTGTCCTGCAGGGCGACACTCCCGGCAAAATCGTCATCGGTGCCGGCGGCGATTACGCCAATATCGACGCCGCCGTCTCTGACGGCATCAACCTGCTCGACCCCTGGAATCAGGAAGATACGGGCTTGGTTGCCATCGTCGGCCGCAAGCTGTTGAACGATAAATATTTCCCGTTGATTAACACCAAGCAGGCGCCGACCGAAACGCTGGCCGCCGACATCATCATTAGCCAAAAGCGCATCGGCGGCTTGCCGGCGGTGCGGGTGCCGTTCTTCCCGGACAACGCCATTTTGATTACCCGGTTCGACAACCTATCGGTGTACTTCCAGGACGGCGCCCGTCGGCGCCGCGTGGTCGATGAAGCCAAGCGCGACCGCATCGAAAACTACGAATCGTCCAACGATGCGTATGTGGTCGAAGACTTCGGCCTGGGCGCCTTGCTGGAAAACATCGACCTGGTGCCGTAACGCCATGCGCCACCTTTCTCCCGCTTTGCGCCATCAGACGCGCATCCTGGCCCAGCGCGCGAGCGCCAACACCGAACCCGGCGCGCCGACCTCGGGCTCGCACTATGAGCTGCAGCTGTACAAGCTGGCAGAGGATAAGCGCCGCCTGAAAGCGATCCAGTCCGTCAAAAGCAAGATCGCGCTGAAAGCCACTCTGCTGCCGGAATACCAGGCCTGGGTCGATGGCGTGCTGGCGGCCGGGAACGGTGGCCAGGACGACGTGCTGACGACGCTCCTGGTCTGGTATATCGACGTCGGCGCGTTCGAGCGTGCGTTGTTGGTGGCCCGCTATGCGGTCGCGCACAAGATGACCTTGCCGGACCAGTACAGCCGCGATATTCCGACCATGTTGCTCGATGAATTTGCCGGCGCCTATCTGAATGGCAATTTCGGCGGCCCGCTGGCCGACGATCCGCACCAGGCCGTGCAGATCCTGGGCGCGGTCGGCGAGCTGACGCACGACAGCGACGTCCCCGACCAGGCCCGCGCCAAGTTGCACAAGGCGCTGGGCTATGCGCTGCTGGCGGTCGCCAACGACGGCGCCGATGACAAGCTGGATTTTACGCCGGCCAAGCTACCTGTCGCGGCAGCGGCCAACACCAACCTGCACCGCGCCCTGGAGCTATTCGAAGGCGTGGGTGTGAAGAAAGATATAGAACGCCTGGAACGGCGCTTGAAGAAAGCGCCACAAGGCTAACCGGGCACCCCCTGGCGCACGGCGGCGCGGGCTGATTACGGTGCGAAGACATCCAACCCGCATGACACCCGCCCACCGCCGTTTTATGAGAGAACACGATGAGTTTCATTGCCAACGCAGCACCGTCCACGAATAACCCGGCCGGCAGCGCACCGGATCCCGCTATTGTTGAAAACGACGGCTGGTTTCCCGACATCGATCTGCAGCACATGCGCGACGCCATGCGCCTGGACGGCACCGTAACCGCCCCGCGCCTGACGCAAGCGGTGGCCGAAGCGATCCTGCACGTCAACCAGGAGCTCGATACCTGGCAGGATGAGCAGCTGGATGCCGGTTACATCGCGCTGGAAGCAGTCCCGGCCAACAAGGTCAACCGGGAAAGCAAGCTGGTGATCCACTATCGCCGCGCCGTCTACAGCACGGCCAAAGCGGATCTGCTGGAGAAATACCGCGATTACGACAGCACCGCCTCCACCATGGCCGACAAGAAAACGCTGGAGTGGCTGGACAACTCGCCCGCTGAGCAACGCCGGAATGCCCATTGGGCGATTGCCGACATCCTGCAACGCCATCACCTCACCGTCGAGCTGATCTGAGGAATGTGGCCATGATCGTCCGCGCCCAACAACACGATACGCTGGACCTGCTGTGCTGGCGGCACCTGGGCGCGACCGCCAACGTGGTCGAGGCGGCGCTGGAACTCAATCCCGGGCTGGCCGACCTTGGACCAATCATTCCGCACGGTCACCAGGTCACCTTGCCGGATCCCGGCAGCGCCCCACCCAAAACAACCCAGACCGTCAACCTCTGGGACTAGGACTCGGCGTCCCCGCTTCCCCAACTAACCGCGAGAACCTACTATGGCAGAACCCAGCACCACCACCCTTGTTGTCACCGCTGCCGCCGGCATCGGTTTGTCGTCGATCTTTCCGGGGATCGACGGCAATGCCCTGATCGGAGCGTTCGCCGGCGCCACGCTGGTGGCGATTTCCAGCAAGAACCTGACGGTCCTGCTGCGGCTGGCTTACATGATCATCTCGCTGGCAGTCGGCTATCTGGCTGCGCCGGAAGTCATCAACAACACCCCGCTGAAACAATCCGGCGTCGCCGCCTTTTTCGCCTCTGCTGCCGTCATCGCCTTGACGCTGCACGGCATCGATCTGATCAAGACCATTGAGCTGCCGGACTGGATCCGCAAGGGAGGTCGCCATGAGTAATGCCGTGACAACATTCCTGACGGCGATCGCGCTGCTCAGTTATGCCGCCACCTGCTTGCAGCTGCTGTGCTACCGGCGCGGGGTTGCCAATTACCGCCCCCACATTTCCCTGGTGGCCTGGCTGCTGATTGTGTTTACCGGCACCTGCGCGCTGGAAATCGTGCTCGGACACGGGCCTATCTCGCTCGGGCAAGCCGGCATCGCGTTTACCTTGTGCGCCCTCGTGTATCGCGCCCAGGGCAACGTCGCCAACATCATCAGGGGGATGCTATGACGGCACTCACCGGCCATTTCACGTTGGAAGAATTCGTGCGCAGCGACACGGCCCGCATCCTGGGGATCGCCAACACGCCCACGCCAGCGATCGTCGCCAACCTACGCCGCCTGGCCCTCTTTGACGAGCTGGTGCGCCTCGAACTGGGCGGTGCGCCGATGGCGATTTCCAGCGGCTATCGCTGCCCCGCCTTGAATCGGGCGGTCGGCGGCGCCGGCAACAGCGCCCACCTGGTCGGCCTGGCGAACGACTTTACCGCCCCGGCGTTTGGCACGCCGCTGGCGATCTGCCGCCAGCTCGCCCAGTCGACCCTGCCATTCGATCAGCTCATTTATGAACGCGCAGGATCGGCGGTCTGGGTCCATCTGGGCATTGCAGCCGAAGGCGTCACGCCGCGCCGCCATGTATTGACGATCGACGCCAAAGGCACGCGGGCCGGATTATGGAGCTGATCACCAAAACACTGCTAGCGGCGCTCGTTGTCGGAGCGCTGGGCACCGTGATCACTATCCAGCGCGCCAGTCTGAGCGCAGAAAAAGAGCGCGCGCAACGTGCCGAGAAGACCCTCTCCGAACGCGATGCCGCCATCAACACGCTGACGGATGCCGCCGCCAACAACCGGAAGGCGCTCGCCAAGCTGCAAGCTGATCGTCAAGGCATTGCCGCCACCCTGTCCGCACGTGAATTGTTCATTGAAAACCTCCAACATGAAAACATCGCTATTCGCAACTGGGCCGAGTCTCCTTTGCCTGATGCTATTGCCGGGCTGCGCGAACGTCCCGCCCTCACCGGTGCCGACGCCTACCGTCAACGCCTGTCCGGCGGTGACCCGCTGCAGCCTGCCGGCGACCGCCCCCAAGACTAACGGCGCACTCAATCTCGCGCTGGAGCGCATCGAGGCCGCGTGGGCCTCCTGCGCCGCCCAGGTCGACATGATCGTGGATTGCCAACAGGAGAGCGACCATGTACAAACCAAACAGCCTTAGAAAGCATCTGACGGCGGCCAATCCCGACCTGCAGCAGAACCCCGACAAGCTGCTGGTGTTTGCCGATGAGGGACGCGCTGTTGCCTGCGGCACCGGGTCGCTGTCGTTTGAGTATCGCTACAAACTCAACGTCATCATTACGGACTATAGCGGCGAGGCGGACGCGCTCATGGTGCCGCTGCTGGCCTGGATCGCCGTCCATCAGAATGACTTGCTCGGCAATCCGGAGCTGCGCAAGACCGGCATCGGCTTTGAAGTCGATTTCAATAACCACGAAACCATCGACCTGTCGATGAAACTCGACCTGACCGAGCGCGTCGTCGTCAAACGCGGAGACGCCGGCAGGCTCGATGTGCGGCACACGGCCGAATTACAACCGACCCCGGCATACAGCGACGAGTTCTGGACGCTGTATGCCAGGGACACCTTAATCGCGGAATGGCATACACCAAGCGATCCGTCATGACCGAAGATCTACGTGCCATCGAGCTTTGGGCGGGGGCCTTGCTGGCCAAGCTGCAGCCGGGCCAGCGCCGCATCGTCAATCGGCAAGTTGCCCAGGATCTGCGCCGCAGCCAGGCGCAACGGATCGCCAGTCAGCAAGCGCCGGACGGCGCGACCTACACGGCACGCAAGAGATGCAAGGAACTGCGTGGAAAAAAGGGACGCATCAAGCGCCAGAAGGCGGCGATGTTTGACAAGCTGCGCACACAAAAGCATCTCAAAATCCGTCAGGATGAAAATCAACTGTCGGTCGGATTTTTTGGTCGGGTCGCGCGCATCGCACGCGTGCATCAGGAAGGGCTAAAAGATCGGGTGTCAAAAAAAGGGCCTGAGTACCAATATCCGGCCCGCCGCTTGCTCGGCTTAAGCGCGACGGATCAGGCATTGATTCGCGATTCGCTTTTGCGCCATTTGTCGTGCTTTTAAGATTACAGCAATAGAATGCAGCGAGCTCGGAAGGTTGTATGCTGCCCTAATGTTGTAGCCCACCTCGTCCATTTTATCAACAGGATGCATCCGATCGCGAATGCCTCAAATCGCCCCCTATGCACAGATCGCAACTATGCGTAGGTCGCCCCAATAGAACTTTGCTGATTCAGTCGTGGCGTGGCATTTAACGAGGTCGATCAACGTGGATCTGAACATAGTTTCAGCAGTAGAGCCCAGTGGTAGTCCCACTTCGGGAGACCACCATTGGAAACGCCTGACTTGCTATTCACCCGTATCGGCTGGCATGCCACGGGACCACTCGCGCCTCACGTTGACGCGTTCAAGCAATGTTTGGCTGACCGCGGCTACGCTGCGACCACGTTTGCCAACCGTGTGCGTCAGTTCGGGGCACCGGACTCGCTCATGCGTTTCCTGTAGACGCTGTAACTATGCGTAGATAGCTACGGCTCCAACAACCACCGCAACACGGGCCGGCGCCATCATTCAAATGTCACCTGAGCATAGTTGCGATCTGCCCATAGTGCTATGTAGACCTAGCGACCCAAAGCCGTCGGTCGTACTTTGCGGAAGCAGACGCTCAACGTAGAACTGATCGGACGGCCCCAGAGTTAACATGCTGAGTCACCGATTCAAAAATATGAACCATATCCGTTTGCATACCTGATCTTGCCAGTTCAATAGCTTGAACAGTTCTTTCAAGCAATTGGTGCGCATGCTTTTTTATAATTATCGTTCCCCCAGTTTGGCAATGGAGGACCAGCTAATTGAAGGTAAGAGCTTTGGATGAAGTTTGGCTGACTCTCCTCACTGAGAAAATTATAGTCTTCTATAGATTACAAGTAGGGACAATAATAGCGCCGACCGGAATCTCCGGTTTTTATTGGCGAAGCATTACCCCCTGGAAAAAATTTCGGTAGTGTCCACAGCCCGAATGGCCTACGGCGAGGCCGGCAGGCCCGCGAGCGCGCAGCTTGTTGAAAAGAGGCTATCCTAACGCGCGGTTTCGCGTTAAACACTAAAGGTAGGAGCCGGATGCGGGAAAAATGCACGTCCGGACCTGTGCGGGGGCTGGGTAACTGGCGGCCCTACCGCAACACTTTTAACGCGCCATTCACGGCCGTTTCCGGTGCGCTTTCCGGTACATTATTCACGCGGCATTCATAAACCTGCCGTGCTACAATCCGGCTCTTCTAACGCATTGCGTTATACACATCTTTTGCCTAATTTCTAAGCACGTCGCCCGGAAGCCCTTGATTTTTATAGAATCGAGAAAGATGTGTATAACGATATGCTTCTAACAATCTCTCAGGAAGCCGCATGGGTTATATCCGTTTCTTTCTTGCCATCTGTGTGATTTTTGCTCATGCCGGCCCACTGCCGGTTTTTGGATATATGGCCGGCGGGTTGGTGGCTGTTCTGTGCTTCTTCATTCTGAGCGGATTCTACATGGCGCTCGTACTTGATCAGAAGTATCAGACTGTCGCACCGTTCTACTGGAACCGCTTCTCTCGGATATTCTCGGGGTATTGGGTGGCGCTGGTTTTTGCTTTGATCGTGATGTATCTGTGTCATGATAATCTTTTCCAGCGCATTTTTTCCTCAAACTTGACCATGGATGCTAAGGCGTTTCTTGTGGCATCGAATGTGCTTATTTTCGGGACAGATTTTAGCCTGTTTCTCGATGCCACTCAGAACGGCCTGTCATTTGTTAGCTCAGCGCCAGGTGGAGGAACTTCGGCCCATCAATATCTAGCATTGCCGCAATCTTGGTCTCTGCCTGTGGAACTGATGTTCTACATCATGGCTCCTTTCTGCTGCCGATCCCCCGTCAGACTCATTATTCTGTTTGTGGCATCGTATGCTTCGTTGCTGTGGCTGACGGGGTTATTTGGCAATGTTGATCCGTGGGCTGCACGTGTATTTCCAGTGACAGTTATGTATTTTGTCTCCGGCGCGCTTTGTTATCGCCTCTTACCTCTGGCGAAAAGAAGTAATAGGGCATGGGGATTCTTAGCTATGGCTGTCGTTCTGTTTGGAATTACAACGCTCGACATCCTGCCGACTGATCTGCGTTGGCTTATCTTTCCGGCCATCGCAATTGCAACGCCGTTTATTATTTGTACGATAAGCGGACGTATAGAGCAGATGTTGGGAGAGGTTTCTTATATGGTCTATTTGTCGCATATTCCTGTGCTGTATGCGCTGCAATATTT